ATGAGTTTAATCGCTCACATAAGAACAGGAATATTCCCGCTTTTATGCAGGGATATTTCAGCCTGGTGTTCGATGCGGACGGTGTCCTCCTGGCAGACACTACTGCAGAGGTTATAAGCCATCTGCGGCAAGTGCTGTATTGTCTTTATAAGCTTGAGCTTCCTTATTCTCGTAAAGACGAGGCATCTGTAATGGATGCGTTCGTCGCTACGGAATTGGAGCTCGAGCTCGGCAGTGACATCTATACCGACTCATTAATTGAGAAGGCAAGTGACATTGTCGGTAATGTTCTCAAGGATTTCGATCCTCGGGACATTACTCCAAGACATGGTCCAGGAGCTGTGGCGACGGGGGAGAGACTCGAAGAGAAATGGGAATTTTCCCGTCTCTACGAGCCTATCCACCGTTTCTTCCCCTACTATGATTATTTCATGATAGGGGGTGGCCGCGAACTTATCGATCGATTGCGATGGTACAAATCTTTGGACCGACTTGATCACGGTCGGGCTAAGGTTGTACTCGTCCCAAAAGATTCGCGCGGTCCGCGTCTCATCTCTGCTGAGCCACTGGAATACCAGTGGATCCAACAGGGGTTGGGTCGGAAGCTTATGCACCACTTGGAAAGTCATCGACTGACTAAGGGGTACGTAAACTTCACACACCAAGAGGTCAACCGTGACTTGGCGCTCCATGGTTCTATCCATGAGCACATTGCCACTCTTGATCTTAAGGATGCGTCGGATAGGGTTTCCCTCGCTTTGGTACGACGGGTATTTGCTAAAGTACCCGTTGTGCTTCAAGCGTTGGAAGCTTGTCGCACGACTGAGACGCAGTTGCCAGATGGGCGACTAGTAGAACTCAAGAAATTTGCACCTATGGGTTCAGCTTTATGCTTTCCCGTAGAAGCGTTGATTTTTTGGGCCATACTTGTCTCAGCGATGTGCAAACGCACACGGCTGCCACTGAGCGTGGTGGGAAAGCGGATCTTTGTTTACGGTGACGATATTATCGTCCCCGTCGACTGGGCTCCGCAATGCATGCTAGCACTTGAGCGCGTTGGCCTTCGGGTCAATACGGCCAAGTGCTGCATCACTGGTCCGTTTAAGGAAAGTTGTGGCATGGATGCTTTCAAAGGCATCTGTGTCACTCCGATCCGTTTCCGGAAACAGTGGACTGACCGCAATTCAGACGGCACTGCCTATGCGGCATATGTCTCTTACGCGAATGCTCTTCGCGACAAGGGATATTTGCTCGCTAGCGGTTTAATATGGAAGAGGCTTCACCAGCTATACGGATTTGTACCGTACGGCGTGATGAATTCACCTTTTCCATGTTATACCGTCCATTCGGCCTACGATGCAGAGGAGTTAAACTCCCGATCATCGCGGGTCCGGTGGAACAGTGATTACCAACGATACGAGTTCAAACTTAAGTACGTCTCTCCTCGACGTATCAAGTCGAAACTCGATGGTTGGACCCGACTGTTGAGGGACATTGTCCTCCCAGCAGTTGGTGACCGTTCTGACGTCGTTGTTCCTCGTTCGACGAAAATCAAACGAAGGTGGATGCCGGTCTAGGTGATCATTCTAGACTGGAGCTGTGGT